TGGGACCACACCTACCTCGATCTGCACCCGATTTCGCCCGCGTGCGGGATTCCGGACACGATTTGGCGCTACTCGAGGGATGGCGATCCCGGCTGGTGCGAGCCGGACGGCTTCGGCGTAGTGGCGGCCGAAGAGTTCGCGATGGTTGGCGGTGAGCCGCAGTGAGGTCCATCGGCGCCGCCCTGACGCGGCCGCGCAACGCCCTACCTGTCCCGTTGGCGCCCCGGCGCACGGGCCGCTCGTTGTTCTCCCAGTTCGGCACGGCCTCGCGGGAGGTGTCCTACCAGCTCGAGCAGATGGGCGGCGTCGGGATTCTGTTCTCGATCGTCAACCGGACGTCCACGGCGACGGCTTCCGCCGAGTGGAAGCTCTACCGCAAGCCCACCGACGCCAAGACGGTGCAGTACAGCGGCACGTCGGGCATGGATGAGCGCGAAGAGGTCACGCAGCATGCCGCGCTCGACGTGTGGCAGCGGCCCAACCCGTGGTTCACCGGCATGCTCTTCCGGGAGTCTTTTCAGCAGCATCTCGACCTGACCGGCATGTCGTACTGGGTGATCGGCCAGGTGCCGCGGATGAACATCCCGGGCGAGCTGTGGCCGATCCGCCCCGATCGCATCGTCCCGGTGCCGGACCCGAAGATGTTCATCGCGGGCTACGTCTACACGTCCCCGGACGGCGAGCAGATGCCGCTACGGCCGCACGAGGTGATCCGCCTGGTGGTGCCGTCCCCCACCAACCCGTACAAGGGCATGGGCGCGGTACAGGCCCTCATGGCGGACCTGGACGCCTCAAGGTTCGCCAGTGAGTACAACCGGAACTTTTTCCTCAACTCCGCCGAGCCGGGCGGCGTGATCGAGGTGGAGAAGCGGCTCACCGACGAGGAGTTCGACGAGCTCTCGATGCGGTGGAACGAGCAGCACCGCGGCGTGTCCAAGGCGCACCGGGTCGCCGTGCTCGAGCAGGGCAAGTACGTCCCGGCGGGCTACTCGATGAAAGACATGGCGTTTCCGGAGCTGCAGACCTGCAACCGGGACAGGATCATGGAGGCGTTCGGCATCTCGAACGCCACGCTCGGCATCACGGACGGCGTCAACTTCGCGAGCGCGAAGGCGGCCGAAGCCCAGTTCGCGAGCCTGCTCACGGTTCCCAGGCTGAACCGGATCAAAGAGGCGCTGAACACGCAGTTCCTCCCCCTCTTCGGGGCGACGGCCGCCGGGGTGGAGTTCGACTACGTCAGCCCCGTACCGCAAGACCCGGTGGACGTCAATGCCGAGCGTGACAGCAAGTTCGCGGCGCTGGGCACGGCGGTTCCGCTCGGTTTCGACGTGCCGGAGCTGCTGAACGCGCTGGGCCTGCCGCCGATCGCGTGGACGAAACCGGAGGTTCCGGCGCCGGTAGCGAGCGTCGGCAACCCGGACTCGACCGCCGACCAAGAGAGCCTCGGAAGCAACGGGAGTGCCAAGCGATGAGACCACAGCCGATCGCGCTGCAGGCGCGCCCGAAGGCCCTCGCGAGGCCGCAGGATTTCGTGGAGGGCACCAAGCCGCGCGAGTGGTACCGGGTGTTCGCCGCGCGTGACGGCGAGCCCGCCCGGGTGGACATCTTCGATGCGATCGACTCATGGGGCCCGCCGTTCGGCGTCTCCGCCGCAGCCTTCACTGACCAGTTGCGCGCGATCACCTCCGGAGCCATTGACCTGCACGTCAACTCGCCCGGCGGCGACGTGTGGGACGGCATTGCGATCATGAACGCGCTTGTCCAGCACCCGGCCCGGGTGACGGCCTACGTGGACGGCTGCGCGGCCTCCATCGCGTCCGTCATCGTCATGGGCGCCGACGAGATCGAGATGGGCTTGGGTGCCCAGCTGATGATTCACGACGCGAGCACGATCGCCTTCGGGAACGCCACCGAGGTGCGCGCCTGCGCGGATCTGCTGGACAAGGTGTCGGACAACATCGCAGGCGTCTACGCGGCCCGGACGGGTCTCCCGGCGGCGCACTGGCGCGAGCAGATGCGCGCGGAGACCTGGTTCAACGCGGACGAGGCGGTCTCTGCGGGTCTCGCGAGCCGCGCGGTCGCCCCGGAGGCCGAGGAGCCTGCGGTGGCCGCACGGACCCATTGGGCGGTTGCTTCGTGGCGTTATCCCGGCCGCGACCAGGCGCCCGCCCCCATTTCTCCGCAGCCCTGCATTGATGCAGCGGCCTGCACGCACGCGCCACCACTCACTGACTCCGCCCCCGTGGCGGACACCGCACCGGTTCAGCTCCCCCCCGACCCGGTGTTTGACCACGCCCACCTCGTGCGGGCTCTACGAGAGGCAGTTATGGCATGACGACCGCAGTGCCCGCGGCGCCGCACGAGCTCGAGGAGATGCTCGGCGACCCGGACCAGATCAAGGATCTACTGGCCGACCCGAAGAAGTTCAAGGACGCCATCAGCGGCTATGTGGCCGCGGTGAAGGCCAAGGACACCTCTCTCGACGTCCAGCTCAAGGAACTGATGCAGGCCGAGATGGCCAAGTTCCTCAAGGACAACGCGCTCCCGGGTGAGACCCCCGTGCTGCGGCCCAACCTGGCCCCGGCGGTCGGGAACAAGGGTCAGCGGCACAACCCGAACGCGCCCGGCGCCGCGCTGGACGCGGTCTACAACGCCGAGTTCGGCAGCGCGGGCGAGTTCTTCCGCGCCGTCTACCGGGACGAGGCGGGCGGCGGCTCGGCGAAGGTCCGCGACCAGGTGCAGAAGCTCCGCAACGCCTCCCAGATGGGTTCGGCGGTGCCCGGCGACGGCGGCTTCCTGGTGCCGGAGGTGCTGCGGGCGCAACTGCTGCGGCTCTCGCTGGAGACCGCGGTCGTCCGGTCGCGGGCGATGGTGATCCCGATGGACAGCCTGCGGGTTCCGTTCCCGGCGATCGACTCGACCACGAACAGCGGATCGAACTTCGGCGGCGTGACCTGCTACTGGACGTCTGAGGGCAGCACGCTGACCGCGTCCATCCCGCAGTTCGGCCGGATCGTGCTGGACGCGAAGAAGTTCACCGCCTACACCGCCATCCCCAACGAGCTCGTGCAGGACTCGGTCATCTCGGTGGACCCGCTGGTCAACGAGATTTTCCCGACCGCGATGGGCTTCCAGGAGGACTACGCCTACATCAACGGCGCCGGGGCGGAGCAGCCCGCGGGCGTGCTGAACGCCAACGCCATGATCACGCAGGCGAAGGAGACCAGCCAGGTTGCTTCCACGATCGTGTGGGAGAACGTGGTCAAGATGTACTCGCGGATGCTTCCGCAGTCCATCGGCTCCGCGGTGTGGCTGTGCTCCCCGGACACCCTGCCGCAGCTCTACACGATGGGCCTCGCGGTCGGCACCGGCGGCGGCCCCATCTTCATGGGCTTCGGCGACGGACCGAACGCGCCGTCGATGTCCCTGCTGGGTCGGCCGCTGATCGTCACGGAGAAGGTTCCGGCGCTGGGCTCACAGGGCCAGCTCGCCTTCCTGGACTTCTCGAAGTACCTGATCGGCGACCGGATGGCCATGTCGGCGGCGCGCTCGACCGACTACCTGTTCGGTCAGGACATGATCGCCTACCGGATCATCCAGCGGCTCGACGGCCGCCCGTGGGTGCAGTCCGCGATCACCCCCGCCAACGGCTCGAGCAACACGCTCAGCCCCTACGTGCAGCTCGCTGCCTGATCAGGAAAGGAGCCGATCATGGAAGCACTGGGACGTCAGGTCAACTTCGTGCAGACCGCGGCCGGGGCGTGGATCAACGTCACCGACTGCGGCGCTGTCACGTTCTTCGCGAACAACTCATCGAGCGAGACCTACACCATCACGCAGGCGAAGGACTCGAGCGGCACCGGGTCGAAGAACCTGGCGACGGTCACCACCTGGTACAGCACCAAGGTGGACGGCACCGCGGTGTGGGCGAAGCACACGCAGGCGGCGGCGGCCACGGTGGCGAACGGTGCCAGCGCGGCGACGGCGGTCACGTCCATCTCGGTGGACGTGAAGACGCTGGACACCGGGTTCAAGTACGTCAAGTGTGCGGTGAACAACTCCGGCACCGTCGTGGCGGTTCTGCATGACATCGACGTGCAGCGTCCCCCGGCCAGCCTGATCGCACCGGGGGCCTGAGCCGGTGACAACCTACTTCCGGGGGTCTCCGCAGCAGCGGACGCTGGAATACGGCAACCAGGTCAACGGTGGGGCGAAGACGCTTCCCGCGACCACGACCGCGAACCTGTTCACCGTCTCCGGTGGCCGGGTGATCGTTACGGGCATGGTCGGGCAGGTCACGACCCTGACCGGTGCGACG